GTGAGCAACACTCTCAGGGGGGTTCTTAGCAAGCTCCATCATGATACAAGCATTTGCCTCTACAGTATCGATCAGTATTACATTGGGATTGTAAACTGATTCAAGGGAGGGCAAAACAAGAACCTCATAGAAAGTTGTGATTGTAACGAGAAAAGTCTCGACAGCAGGACACTGACACCAAAACATAACAACGGTGTCATAGACTTGAACGGCGGAGTTGTACAATTTCCACTGCTGATCTGAGCAATCCATTACAGAATTGTCAATGCCCATACCGGAGACAGGGGTCCAGGCAACCCTACCAACATCACCAGGAGCACCTAGAGTACGAGACATGACACGCCTGGCCTGGGCCATTGAGGACCAAATATTGTTGGTAGTTGAGGTATAATCTGTGTTGCCTTGTAAACAAACACCTGATTGGTTAGAAACTGCTGTTAAATTTCTAAGTTGCACTTCCATTGCGACAGTTCGAACCTGATTTACGAAAGTAGGCATGGAAGCATAAGCTGGGTTATTATAATAAGCTCCAGCTGAAGTCACTCCAGCTGTAAAAGCTGTTGTGACAATGGTTTGTTGATAAGGTTGTGGACATACAAGAACCAACAGATCATTAGAGGTACCATTGACAGCAGTAGTAACCTGCAAGTTCTGATAAGTTGTAAACTTGTAGGTAGGGCGCAGGGTTTGATCAGGAACGCCCATTTGAAAACCCAACATAGCAGCTTGTGCAGTCTCAAGCATAACAAAAGCATACTTCTGAGCATTGAGCTTGATGTTTGTGAGGTCATCAGTCAATTTGCTCGGATTCAATGCAGAAGCAGGGACGGGATTCTGTTCGTAAACCACAGGAGAGTGATTAACCGATTCATGAAGCATAGAAAGCATATGAAGGGGGATGGAACGACCAGCCTCAGTAATCCCAGTCTCTTTAGTGATTAATGTGGGAAGGGTTTTTAGCCTAATACCACCCAAAGGCCGAGTCGGTTGCATATTCTGCAAATGCTCAATGAAACGATTAACACGACTATAAGCCTTGGACTGAGGTAAGGCTTGAGATATTCGCTGTTGTGTCAGCGAATTTTGCTTGATAGCAGCAATTTGACTATTCAGCTTTGCATCAAGGCGCTGCAATTTCTTTTCAAGAGTAGGTGCCTTAGATTTTACTACAATCATCTTTTTGTTGGGTTGAGAA